GGTAGGAAGAGCGATCCTACCTGGAAAGCCAACGAGATGATACACATCTACAAGGACAAGAAACCAGGTCGTGCGTTTGGTACTCCTTTTATGACATCGTCTATGGACGATATTGTCGCCATGCGACAACTAGAAGAAGATTACCAAAACCTTGTACATAGGGAATTGTTCCCTCTATACAAGTATACGGTAGGTACCGAGTCCCAGCCAGCACAACCAGGAGAAGTTGAAAAAGCAGCACAAGAACTGGAACTACTTAGGACTGAGGGTGGCATCGTTGTTCCATTCAGGCATGATGTTGAGTTAATAGGCATTACTGGTACCTTGGTCGATCCAGAACCATTTTTGACTCATATGAAAGAACGTGTCGCTGTTGGTTTGGGTGTATTCCCTCATCATCTTGGTATGGTTTCTGGGTCTGGTGGCAACAGAGACATGACTGATCGCTTAGATGTTGCTCTTTATGACAAGATCAAGGAATACCAGAGGCACTTCGCTGAGTGCATTAGGCTTTTTGTCTTTGATGAGCTTCTTCGTGAGGGTGGATTCGATCCTTCTATTAATCCTAAGGTTTCTGGAGTATCCGATAGGTGTTTTATGGTCTTTAATGAGATCGACGTCGATACTCAGATTAAGAAGGAAAGCCACGATATCCAGAAGTATACAGCTAACTTGACAACTAATCCTGAGGCCAGAATGTCTATGGGTATGACTCCTCATATGAATGAGGAAGAAACTCAGTTGGCTATGCAAACGCGCATGATGCCAAATCAGGTTGTTCAAGATAAGTCTGCGACTGGGGGACAAAAATCAAAAGCTGTAGATACTACCCCAGCAGCAGCACAAAAGCCGTCTACTGGCGGCATGCCAAATATGAGGAATAAAAGCAAGGGAGCATCTAATATTGTAAGGCCAAGAAACCAGTTCGGCGCTAGGACATCTCCCGGCATTCGTAGATCAGATGATAGCGATTTGGTTTTAGAAGGCCTAGATGAGATAATAGATGCAATAGGTGAAGACTATACAGGAGAAGATAATGTCTTTTAAACCAGCAACTGTTGAGAATAGTGTAGGGAATTTTAAGATGGACGCCAATCCGGTAACCGGATTTGAGAAGTCTGTTTTTTCCAATCAGGTAAGGTTAGCCAATGAGTACTTAGTCCTAGTTCTAAGGTCACTTATTGATTACGCCGAAAGCCTTGAAGATCGCATTGCCGAACTTGAGGCTGGTTCAGCTGATGCCGCTAGCGCCTCAACCGCACAATCACGTAAGGTAACCAAGCCTAAGGTTGCAGCAGCTACCACAACTGAAGAAGCTGTCTAATGAATGCCAGGGCCGAATTTATTGGTGGCCCTAAGGATGGGGAAGTGATATACTTCTTAGGTGAAGTGTTTCCTCCTACCTGGGTTGAGCCCGTTGATACGGTATTCGCTAACCCAGATAATTTATTGCATTATTACGAATTAGAGATGGAAGAACCCAATATATACAAATACACATATTGTGGGGTTTTGGCAGACACATGAAAATCTTGATAGGCTGTCCTGTCTTTAAGCGCGATTGGATATTAGGGGACTGGTTTGAGGCTATAAGGTCTCAGACGGTCCCCTTGTCTGATATCGGTTTCGTATTTGAGTTAGGACCTAACGACGATTCGACCCATGAACTACTTTGGGAGTGGCATTCAAAACATCCAGAAGTTTGGTGTTTCGATGCTGTTATTAGGATGGATGAGCCACATAAGACTCATCCAGAAGGCCAAAGGATTTGGGGAAGAGTAGACTATTACCGAATGGTATCAATGCGTAATTCTTTGCTAGAAAAAGCTTGTGCGTATGACCCAGATAGATACTTTTCTTTGGACTCAGATATACTTTTAACTTCTCCTCATTCTATGAGGCAGTTAATAGATTTAACGGATAATCCCGTTGCCGCGTCACCACTTTGTTACATGACTCCTGATGACCTTAGGTTTCCTAATGTTATGAGTTGGTATGATTATTGTGGTGGCCGGGCACGTAGAATACTAAATGATTATCCTATTGGTAAAGTTTTTGATGCAGACATAATCATGGCTGCTGTTATGATGAGTAAAGATGTTTACCAAAACGTTCGTTATCGCTGGCATAAGCAAGGTGAAGATCTTGGATGGGCAGCAGAAATGGGTCGACAAGGTTACAGAATGATTTCTGCATCCAACATATACGCTGCCCATATTATGCACAGGTTCATGTTAGACGAGTACAAATTCGGCAACGGCGATCCTCGTTTAAATATGCTCCTAGCAAATAGCAATTCCGAAAAATAAGAACGTACTATTTTATACAGGTTTGACTAAAACGGAGAGTTATAATGGCTTTTGAATTTCGCGAGACCTTTTTAGTTCCATTGCCAGATGTAGAGACTCGGCTTTCTGATTTCCGTGAGAGCGCCTTCAAGGATAGTCACGGACTTATTGTAGAGATTGCTGCAGTACACGAAGGCATTACACAGAATTACAACCAGTACACCGCTGCTGAATTGGCTAACGCCATTCACACTTGGTATACACCTTATCCTAAGCCTATCATCATGAATCACGATAAGCTTAGTGAACCAGTCGGTAGAGCAATTGGCGCCAAGATGGCTCAAGAAGCAGACGGTACTCCATATGTTCGTTTGCAGGCCGCTATTATGGATCCAGTAGCTATCCAGAAAGTTATGGATAAGCGATATATTACTGGATCAATCGGTGGCAAGACCGACGAAGCTATTTGTAGTGTTTGTTCAACTGACTGGGCTGCCCCACGTGAGAATATGCGTGGACTTCCATGTCCTCATCAGCGCGGCAAGGTTTACAAGGGCAAGGTCGCCACTCTGGAAATGCGTGGCTTGACCTTTATGGAATACTCCTTTGTTAACATGCCAGCTGATTCGCTTTCCGGTGTTCGTGACATCAGTGTCAAAGAATCTGACGAGTGGGATCCACATCCCGCTAAGTTCTTCGTGTTGGATCTTGGCAATGAGTCTGTTGTAGAATATAAGGAAGGCGCTGAAGTTGACATCCTCGGTGAGATGAAGAAGAAAGACGCTTCTCCCCTTTATCACAACATGAAGGGTGCGTTTATCGAGGCGCAAATTATTTGTAATAATGAAAGTCAAGAAAGTGCAATTACTTATACAGGTGATACTATGAATATAGATGATGGTGTCACATCAGATTCTGAGGAGAATTCTATGGCCAACGAAGATAAGGTAGACACAGAGGAAGATATCCTCGCTGTCACTGAAGAACTTAGCGAAGATCTTGACTCTGCTTCCACCGAGGAGGCTGTTGAGGATTCTGAAGAAGATTCCGAGGTCGTTGAGCAGACCGAAACGGAAGAAGCTAGTGACACTACCGATTCTGGTGACGAGTCCGAAGTAGAAGAGGCGGAGCAAGCTCACGGCGATGAAACCGATGCTGAAGCCACAACTTCAAGTGACGCACCAGAAGCCCGCGAAGGTGAAGAGGAAGAGGCCGAAGAGGTCACTGAATCCGATACCGAAGCGGAAGCCGAAGGGGAAGAGGTTTCTGAGCAGGCTGAGAATACTGAACTCACTGCCACAGAAAAAGACAGTGAGCCTGATGTGGATCAGCTCAAGTCGGAGATTGACACCCTTAAGGAAGAAAACGCTAAATTGAAGAAAGCGCTTCATCGCACTCTTGCTGAAAGAGTCGTTGATGCAAAGATTTCTGCTGGTCTGATCAATAGTGAGGATCGTAAAGAGTCGGTAGTTGAGCATTCCACTCGTACTGCTGCTTCTTTGGCGGATAGCCTTCGAGATTTAGCATCCATGCCTGCCGCAAAACCAACTGCTCCTGTCGAGTCAATTGAGGATAGGTCAACAGCGGTAGACGAAGGTATTGATAATTCAACCATCGTTGAAGGCGATAAGGTAGAAGAGGATACTAAGACCCCAGAGCAGATTCTGGAAGATCGTATCTTTGATACCTTAATGGGTCGTAAACCACTATAGTCTAAAGGGGTTCATATAGAATGAGTACCGCACAGTTTCGTAAGGTTCATGGGAAGAATGGCTCCGGTCGTTTCGTAGTTTCTGAGGGTGTTGCCCCCAGTGCCTACTTGCTTCCCCACGAGGGTCTGCCCACCCTTTACTCTGATGTCGAAGATGATCGCTTCGAAATCGTTGTAACCAAGGGCACGATCCTTTCTGTGGTTCAGCTTTCAAATGGCGATTCACGAATCGTCCCCGCTAACGGCACTGCTTCAAACCAGTCCTGGGGCGATGCGGATAGCGTTGATTTTGAAACTGGCGCCACTCCTAGTAATGTCGCTGGTGACACTGACACTGTAACTGTTGGCTCACGCTCAGTTCCAATCGGTGCCGCCCAGTATGACTTGTACCGTCCATTTGACAAGGGTACCTCTCAGGGTGCTGGTTGGATTACCACCGGCTACGTTGAGTGGCCTTTGGTGAGAGGTTTGAATGAGGATCTTGCTCCTAATGATTTGATTCGTTCAGACCACATGGGTCGTCCAGTAAAGATGACCAAGGGGTCCGATCCCCACTATGTGCAGGTAGCCAAGGTTGTTGAAGTAGAGTACTTCGCTACTAACTTCGATGACGGGCTGCTTTCCTACATGCAGCTTCCTTCAGATCCAGGTGGTCTGTTGGACGTTTATAGCCTGACTAAGAGTGGTCCCTATAGTGGCAAGCTCGGCATCCGCAGCAACCTTGATGTTGCTAACGTTGTCGGTGCTGTTCGCGCTGTTCTGACTGTTCTATAATCAGTCTTTTGCCAAGAATCACGACAGGAGGAAGAATCCTACAATGAGTAAGACTGTTGAAGAAATGCTAACCAATCTTTCCACTTGGGAAATGGTTTTGGCTGAAGACGGAAACATCGATGATGA